TGCCGCTGCCGCAGAAGCGTCTACAATCGTAACGGCAGATGCACTAACAGAAATGCCAACAGATGCACTAGCCGCGCCTTGCGTAGTCTCTGGCTCGCCATAAAGACCAGCGCCAAATAAGCCAGTGTCATATGTTGAGCGCAAGCCCATTAGCTCGCCGTTACGTCAAGATCGCCTGTTGGTATTCTGAAAACATCGCCATCGTTAATCGCCTTGGCAGTTGTCAAAGCAGAATGAATAATCATGTTGCCGCCAGAGGCTGCGTCCATAATGCCGATCCAGCCAATTGTACCCCAGTTGCCACCGCTTGCCGCAGGAAACTCAATAGACGCAGAGTTTGTTGCGGTATCGTTAGTTACGGTAAACGTGGCCGCTGTGCGAGCATATGCAGATCCAGAAACCTCTGTACCAGCAGCGCCGGTATCTGTCGGATCAGATGTGAACAGGCCAATGTACCAAGCTGTAGGGCGCGTTACGCTGTCGGTAGTCAACAAATACTTTAGCGTACTTGTCTCAAATGCATTTGTTAAAGACATGGATTTCTCCGTTAGATATATCTGGGTGAACCATACACTATTTTTAAATCAGTAGCTAGATATGATAATTCTGCGACCAGAACCACCAAATCTTGTATCATCAGACGCTTTTTGCAGTGAATTGATAGCGTTCTGGTAAAGATTAGCCCACGTTGCGGTACGCGCATCATCCAATAAATACGGCGCTGATTGCATCAATGCAGCATACAAATAAACATCTGGCTCATCTTGCAGCAGCCAATTGTACGTTGTGCTATCGCTCAGGCTAGGAATGCGCTCATAATATGCAAGCTGCATTGGATATTCACCGGCAGGCGTTGGAAAGACCTCTATAGCCTCACCGATCTGCGTGTAAAATCTAGGAACCCCAGATGCATCCCTGTTTTCTTCACGGCGCTGCAACATATCCTCTGGGCCTACGAAATCCAGCTTGCCCGTTACTCCACCGTTTGTGATGTTAAACCGCAATGTTTCCAGCCAATTGTTAGGCACTTGCACATAACGGCTGTCAAGAGTTGCATCTACACGATCAATCATCTTGTAGTGCCGCAGTTTACGGTTAATGTCTGTTTCTGCCAACGTAATGAAATCTGGGATAACCGATGTTAGATCATCCCTGTTCAGCCAATTGGCTATTGCGGTTTTTAGTTCACTGTAATTTGTAATAGGCATTTTCTTCTCTTTCTATTACTTTTACTAAATAACGCTTCTGCATTGTGCCGGTATCTTTTTCCTTAATAACATCAATGCTTTTATAAAATGGATCACTTCGCATTAAGCCCAAACCCATATCGTCAACTTCCATTTCATATTCTGTCATTTGTTTGCGCTCTTTAAATATTCTATGAGTGACATCATTTCCTGACCTAACGGCTGAACTTCTTGCGGGATTACTTCGTTAAACTGAGTATATACATTTGGCCTATATTTTCTATTGCTAAGACCTAAGTATTTTGCTTCTTTTGCTAAACTCATGGCCCTGCCTTGCACCATCAAGTTTACTTCATATGGTGTAAACTTTTTGTCAAATTCTGCCAACCTGTCCATTACTTCTTCACGCGCTAACGGCATAAACTTTTTAATATCTTCTGATACATCGTAAAAGCCTTCTTCTTCCGCTGGCGCTCTATGAATTACTTTACCTAAACCAGTTTCAGGAATGTAATCTGATGTTCCAAAATAGGATTGCGGCGGGTAAGGATTATAGATTTCCTCTGGCACTTCACCATACTTAGACAAGCGCGTTCCATAGGCCAAATCACGTTCCATGCCGCGAATGTTAGGGTTGCTGAGATGTTGCAATGGGTCAATAACTGGCCGCACTTCATCAGAGTAATGAAACAAATCAAGCAAGCCTTTTGCTAACTGTGAAGCTTGCCTTAAACCCTTTCTCATTATCTGCCCCACTTCTTTATGATTTCGTCTAACTCATCACGCTCAATGCCTTTTGGCATACCCTCTGGATCTACAGCCCAATCTGGCAACAAACCGGCTTTCTGATCTGCAAACACTGTGTCAGCGCCAAGAGCCGTTGCGTTTTGATCTGCAAATGGCCCGCTGTTTAACCAGCTATTTTGCCCGCGTGTTTCAGTAGTCATGGCCCTTCTAGCTTCTGGGCTAAACATCCTGCTATGCTCCAACCAAGCGCGTTCTTCACCTTTTGCTCTGAATTGAGGATTTCCTGCGCCTAGATGCCCAAACATATCATGCACAACGCGAAAAGCATCATTTGCAACTGCATCCTCTTTATCTCCAACCTGACCAACGAAACCTAATAGCGGATTGTCTGAAGCGTCAAACTCACCAGACCCATAACCGAAATCAGTTGGAAATACAGTAAGCTCTTTATTTTCAACAACATCTTGATAACCCATAGCGGGGCTTTTTGCATATGGATCTGTCTGACCCTCACGCAGAAACTTAAAATCTATGCCGGTATCTCTTAGCGCCTCGTACTGCGCCATAGTTTCATTTTTCAACGCCTCATACGCTGCTCTTACTTCTGGATTGTCTGGATCATGCTTCATGCGCTCATAAGCTGCTGCGATATATTTAGCCCGCTGCTGATCTAATTCTGGGTATTCTATATATTCTGGAATATCTATGCCAGCTTCATCCATGTACTTGCGTGATGCACTTTGCACTTCAGCAATTGGCCGTGAGGAAAATCTACCTGCATCTGGTATGCCTACAGCCGCAGGTCTACCTTTCTCTGGCAAATTCATTACATCTGGATTTTGCTCCAATTTATCGCTCAGAAGGTATGGCCTTGATCTTTTGACCATAGATCCAAATTCACTAGCTTTATCTAATACTCCCGCAAAAGGTGCAGCCACCATTTCTAACGGCGCTTCATTTTGGATTGCAAGTAGATCACGGCCTAGTCTGTCACTAGAATTTTCACTTAAATAAAAAGGAAAACCCTCTGCCGCCGATTGCACTGTGCCTGTTAGCAAACCAGTTCCCGCTCTGTATGTTGGCTCTAAAGCGCTTACTGCCCTCAATAACCCGTACAATGGGTTAAACGATCCTTCGCCTATTTGTCCAATCTCATCCAATTCAGCTAAAGCGTCTTGCGTAGCTTGCCTACCGATACTTTCACGCGGGTCACGGTATTCTGGCTGTAAAGCGCCCCTGTTGGACATTAACCAATCTATCAAACTAGCCATCTTTATCTTTCCGACAAATATCTAAACAGACCGCGAGCGAAACCCATTTTAGTCGCAGGACTTACACCAGAATGCAAAAGCGTTTTAAGTGTATCCATCCCGACATTCAGGCCACCTTTCTCTGGATCTCTGAAATTATCTAGCTGGCTTCTAAAATAATCCTCACCAGCCTCTGGCGTAAGATCATACATGCTCCCAGCAAACAAACCTTTTTTTGGCCCCATATTTGTCATTTTTGACATCATATAGGCTTCCTCTGGGCCAGCGGGCATTGATTGCAAACGCTCTACGGCTCGCCTCAATGTTGTCTCGCTGTACATATGGCCCTCACTACCATCCTCTCTTGGACGATAAGCGTTGAAAGTGTCGCCAGTAATTTCTGCGTAAAGATCCCTAATGTTTTCAGCCATCTAGCATTTCCACCTTTTACGCGCAGCCTTGCCACGTTCACCCGTCCAACCTTGGGATCTAGCGCAGAATGACTTTTTACGGGCTTTCTCTGATTTCGTCTTTGGGTTAGGCGCAGGAGCCTTGAGATTGCTTCCTGTGGCCTTGTTGTACTTTGCTCTGCCCTTGGCCGTTAAACCACCGCCACGCTTGACAGATAGCTTTTCTCCGCGCCCCACAGATAAACTAGGGCCAGATTTTCGACTTTTAGGCTTTGCTTTTGCCACTAGAAAAATCCACCTTGGAAATTCTTTTCAATGATGCTTTGGCCGATCATCTTATACATATCAGGCTCTTTTGTACGCAAATATTCTGCTGCCCCTGCCCCTTGCGATTGGTCAATCATCGCATCAACTTCTGGCGCGTACCTAAGATCATTAAAATCACCACCTGACAAGTGATGCCCAATGTTCCCCATCGTACTGTAAAGCCCTGCACCTTTAAATTGCCCACCAGATGCATAAGGCCCACCACGATC